AGAAGTAATTTTTCTATAGGGTTTGGTAAACAAGGTAAATTCATTAAGGATTTCGGTAAAGTTCGAGCCCTTAGAGTAAAAGACTTCTCCACCTTTGCGGGGCGTCTCGGCGCATTTACGGCTTCTATCAATAGAATGTTCATTGCCATTGGTGGTTTCTTTGGTAAGGGGATTTTCGTTGCTAAACTTTTTGGTTTAGTAGGTCGAGAGATAGTCAAATCAATTCCACTTGCACCAGAGGTAAAAACTTTTGGTAAAGATATAGCTTTCTTAGGTAATAAACTAAAAGGGTTGTTTAAGGTCGGTAAAGAAGTGCCTAAACAAGCAGGAGTTATATCAAGATTCTTCACCAGTCTGGGTCAAACATTTCGGGCTCTCATTACACCACTTAAAGGGATATTCACTGTTTTCAGAACCATTGGTCGAGTAGTCTTTTTCCCGTTGACTATTATCATGGGTATCTTTGATGGTATCAAGGGTGCGATGGCGGGGTATCAAGACGAAGGGATATTAGGTGGTATTCTTGGTGCAGTTGGTGGTATCTTTGGTGGGCTGATTGGTATGCCTCTTGACCTATTGAAATCCGCAGTAGCGTGGATTGCTGGTAAAATGGGATTTGAGAATGTAGAGGAAACATTGAAATCATTTTCATTCAAAGATATGTTCTTGAATCTCTTTATCGGTATCGCTGGTATGATTAATACCTTCATTGATAATATCACATCAGCGTTTCAAGATGGCATCGGTTCGGGTTTGTCTATGGTTTTAACATATTTGAAGAGAATGCTTTTATTCCCTGCGGCTGTCGCCGCTGGTGGTGTTGCTGCACTTGCCGCTGCATTGCCTGGCGGTAAATCTCCGTCTGAAGCATTTTCGGATGCATTTAATGCCACTTTCAAACTTGGTGAAGGTAGTGTTCTTCCATCACCATCATCGAATACATCGGGCAGTGAAATCAGCGCTCAAGTAAATGATAATGCAGAAACGCAAAATGGTTTCCTTGCTGGACAATCATCAACACAAGTGATAGACACGAGTCAACAGAACAATGTCAACATAACTCAGACTCATGATGTCGCTGCAACCGATGACACCGACAAGAAACCGTCATAAAAAAGGGTGACCGAAGCCACCCTTTCTCATCATCCATAGGAGAATGAATCCTAGTCTTCTGCGGCGAGTTTCGCGAAGTAAGACAGTGTGTCATCATCGTCATCGGTTGATGCGATGGTAGGTTCAGGTGCAGACTGAATGACTTGCGGTTCTGTTGCTTTTGGTTCAACAGTCTCGGCAGTCTGTGTCAGTGCTTCGTTCTTGACGGTTGCACCACCACCTGTTGCTTGACCCAGAACAGTTTCAAGACGCGCTTTCAACTCATCATAGGTTTTGTAACTTGACGCATCAGTGAATTCACTGACCTCATGCAACTGATTGTAAGTTGCTTCGAGTTTGGTCTCATCGGCATCGAACAATGCAGCCGGTGCTTTGAACTCTGACTTGTCATAGTTACGATATCCTGCAACATTACGAATCTTCAGTTGGAAGTTCGCACCTGCCCAGAAGTCAAACGGATTGATTGGTTCTTCGCCAGGAAACTCTGGTTGCATCTTGTCCATAATCTTGTCAAAGATTTTCTTACCATAGTCATACAGGAATACCTTACCTTCATTCTGAGGATTGGCAGGGTCACTGACAACAATGATGTTAGAGACGTGATGCAGACGGCGTTTCTGTTTACGAGCAGTTTCTTTGTCTTCCTCGATACCAGAGTTCCAAAGGCGTGAGTTATATTCACTCACAGGGTCATTGTTACCCAGAGTAGTCAGAGACTTCTCAACATACCATTGACCAGTCGGGCCTTTGAAGAAGTGGTCGAAGTAACGAACCCACGGGAGTTCCTGACCTTCGACAGCAGGAAGAAAACGAATCTCTGCGTAACCGTTACCAGCGTCATCGACAGTTGGTTTCCAGAAACGTAGGTCTTCATATTTGTTTTTGGTTTGTTTTGTGCCAGACATTTCTTGGGCAGCAGATGCCAGTTTAGAAATATCAGGACGATTAGATTTTAGATTTGCAAAAGACATTTGTATTCTCCGTATATTTGCGTATTATGTGTATTCATTGTATCATAATATAGTGTATTTGTCAATACATTTATTTATTCGGATAAGGATTTTGAGTTACCCTTATCCAGATAATTGAGATTCATTGCTTCCATCTCAATTCTCTGCTTAATTGATGTGGAGAGATATTTCTTCACATCTTCAACCTCTATCGTATTTTCTTGACAGAGGTGAATTACAGCGTCCATATAGGACAGACTGTTTCGTTTAACGGTGTCCTCAATCATACGAGAGAACTTCTTCTTACTTAGAAAGTTTGCCTCCTCGTTTGAGTCAGAGTCAACACCACCAATAATTAATTCAACCTTCAAGTTCTTCTTTCAACTCCTTAGACCACATACCAACATCATCATACCAGACACCGACTGTGCGTTTCACTTCACCGTATTCATCATAAGCCTTGGCGAGACAACGGTATTTGATTTTACCCTCACGGTCTTCTCCATAACGAAAGTCCAACCAAACACCAGTGGTGAGATATTTTTTCATATTATAGATGTAGACTTCAAGGTCTTTGTATTGAGCTCTCTCAGTATACTTACTGGATTTCTTGAGATGCCTAATACCTTTGAGTTCCAACTCACAGGACTTAATCCATTGCTTCACTTTTTTCCAATGAAGGTAATGGTCTTCAGGAAGGTCACGAATACTCTCGTGAACTCCCATCCGACCATCGTGACCTCGTGCTGCCCGTGCTTTTGCAAGACGTTCAGACGCAGCCTTCTTCTGTTCCGCAGTGAGTTTTCTCTTTGCCATACACTATATAGTGTCGAAAGTTTGCAAAGAATTTACACGGAAAGAACGCCACCCCTCTACATCAAGGTCATAGACACGAACAACCTCTTTTTTATCTTGAAGAGGTTTTCTCTTTTCAGGGAAGTGGTCAGGTTGAGGAATGTAATCCTCATTCAGTGTAGCCCGCATGTTGCGAACTTGACCATCTTTCACTTTGATGAAAGACAGACGAACAATTCCAGTTTGTAATTGTTCGATTATATTATCGTATGTTAAATCAATTCCAGTCATTGTCATATCCTACTGTATCTTGATAGGCATCAGTGACACCAATCTCATTAAAATAATCTTTTGTGTCATTCCAATACAGAACGTCACGGTTATCATAGTCACCTTCGAACAGGTCTTCGGCAACTTTCTTTTTACGGCGGTCAATCATTATGCACACTCCTTCCACCAATCAGGTTCATCACGATTTGTCCATTTAGCAAATGAACGTTTCTCATTTAGATAGTAGAAGCGATATGCATCTACTGGGTCTTCGCGTTTGCAATAGTCAGGCATTGCTTGTGCGAATTTCGTCAATCCCACTTTGGGGATGTTCTTTGGTATATTTAGTAGTGTATCAGATAAACGTGTATCTGTCAAGTGAAATTTACCATACCGATGTGTATATTCTTTACATGCACTACGAAAGTGACGATACAACCAGAAGTAGTTATCATCAGACTCACGCAACCAGATATTTGATGGGTGGTTGACATGAGATGCCTTGTAGAGTTGATTGTCAAGTGTCGGATGTTTCCAACGTTTGATACGGCGACCATTTGCAGTCTTGTCGTAATACTCTTCACCGTCAAGCACACGGTGTGCGGTTGACATCAGTTGAGCATACTCGACAATCATCTTGACAACATGTTTGTCAAGCATCATCTGGGCTGCCTTGATAGGGTCATTGTCTAGATGGAATATATTCATTTCAGTAAACACCCCACGATTTGTTCGACTGTCTTGACTTCACTAAGATACTCATAGGCATTCACACAATGTTGATGAGTAGTGAACTCCATGACTTCGACACTACCTGTCATCGTAAATAAAACTAGGAAATATATCATAGTCGTGGCTCCAATTCTGCAATATCATTGAGAATGTCAACGACACCTTGAAAAGAAAGGTATCCCTCAACATCATCAGTGATAGGTGTATCATAACACAAGTTACCATTTTTGTCAAGCACCGCGACTTCGAAAAGGTCTTGATTGTATCCGTAAGTTGTGGGATTACAAACTACAGACGCACTGTATCCGTTTCGAAACTTATAGACGGTTTTGTAGTTATTCTCATGCTCCGACTGCATTGTAATATCCTTCCGCAACGACATGAAACTTCGGTTCGTTGTCAATCTGTTTGACAACATAAAGTTCAGAACCAGTGAACCACGCACACGCATCACGCATGTCATTCAGTTCGTTTACAGGAATGACCGTATCAATCGGGTCTTTCCAGTTATCCATGCCTTCTGTGAGAGTGTCAAACTTCTCACGGAGAACATCGATACGTTCATCAGTAGCAAACGTCAGTAACGCCATTACAGAACCTCCACAACCATTTTGATAAAGTCTTCTAGGGGCATATCAACTTCCCAGTCTTTCAGACCCTCAACCGTAACATAGTCACGGCGGTCTGCGCCTGGCCCATCTAGGACACTAGTGAGTGTGACAGTCTTCTCAACCGAACCCACAGCAGGCTCCCACGCATTCACAACAATCTGTTTACCAATCAATTCCATAATCTTTATCCTTTCAACTATACTTGATTATTACATATCTCGCGGAATTTGTCAAGCAAAAAATACTCATTCGCATGGATATAATCCTCGAACTTATAAATCTTTTCACCAAACGTCTCACGCTCTTTGCAGTTCTCACGATACATTTCACGAAGAAAAAGTTCATAACTCATTAGTTCACCTCTCTAATAATCCCACTTACGAAACCCGTTGCGAGCATCAAATGGTATCTGTAATCCCCATTGACCCCTCTTCTCAGTTTTGTAATTAGCAATCTGCACCTTCAAATGGTTAGACTTATTCCAGTCTTTGGCTTTCCGTGCTGCCTTCAACTCTGCATTCAAGTTCTTCCAGATACGCTCATTGGCTGTTTTACGCTCAACCTTTATACTCTTTAGATGGTCTCGATTACTCTTCCATTCATGCCATAGATACATCATTAGTTCACCTCACGAAACTGATAGAGGAACATCTCTGCGTCACGCAAATGCATGAACCCCTCGATATACGCTTCTTGTTGAAACGGATAGACCTTGACTTCCCACAGTCCGTCTTTAGTCTGACCCAAAAATTCTGCCATAGTTTCAGTATGCATCGTTCATATCCTCTCTCAATCTCTATATACATATTACGACAAAAAACATACTTTGTCAAGCGTTTTTTTCATATAAATAGAAGAAAAGGAGACTGATATGTCTGACGAATTATTTGATTTTGGGTTTACCCTTGTAGATGAGAACGAACTGGAAGCAGTCCAGACTGCCACCGCACAGGTCGCATCAGTGTCCTCTAACGTGGAAGAGACCCAAGAGAAACTCAATAAACTCTATAATGCAATCCAACCGTTGTTGAACAACCTGAAGTTGAATCCTGAAAAGGAATACATCCTATGGCCTAATCGCACGGAGAAGATTGAACAGTTCGAAGACCACATTCAATCAATCTATCAGGGCGATAAGTAATGTTTCTTTACAGAACACAACCAAAATCTACTACTGAGACCAACATTATTAATCTCAAAAGAAAACAAGAAATGATGCACGAACTTCTAGTGGCGTCGCGTTATAAATCAAATCATACTCAGAGAAAAAGAAATGATTTCATTACGTTGTTTACTGACGGGTGTTTGTTAGACGGTATGTTGACACTTTCTGGTTATGATAACATTCTTGTTGTCACATCGTTTGAGGATAAAAACTATGACCGACTGAGAGATAGAACTCAGAGGCCAGTAAATAGTGCGGGCGACCACATGTTCCCTATCGTCAATAGTCTAAATGGTTCTCATGGTAACGTATATGTTACCTCAGTGTCTAATGGTGATAGTTTCTTCACTCACCTATATGACCATTATAACATCAACACCGTTGATTGTGACAGTTATTTCAAAGTCGATAATGATTTCAAATTAAGAAACACAAATGTAAAGTTTGACGCTGTGGTTTTGTTGGGGTGTGAGTCGATGAAGAAGGGTAATTTCCGTGCAAAAGATGTAAAGGCAAAGTTTGCGAAATACTGTGTGGAAGACTTCGATATGATTGATGTATATCGTGGTGGCCGCAGAACACTTACGGGCGGAACAAAGTCTATTACTGACACGAGGAATAAAATGATTGAGTGTGTCAACACTCCGATGCGAGTTTATGACGAGAAAACTCGAATAAATAAAGTTGCGAATGTATGGAATCATATGCGACAAGAACTTCAATACATGAGACTGACGATGAATATTGAGTCTATGGAAAAGTATTACAGGGTTTATTAATTATGATATCTGGTGTTGACTACATTAAAGAATTGAGAGTTGTTCTAAACAAAAGTGATAGTTCTTATCAAAGCACTTTGATGAGTGATGAAAGTTACCATGTTTTGTCAAGTTCTTTTGCTGAAGTGCTTGATTTGACAGAACAACAGGATGCCATCTTTCCCATACTCGAATCAATCTTTATCAATAACATTATCTCATCGCTTGGATACAGTAATGTCCTAGTCATACCACAGGGAACTGGAGATTTTACAGACATAGTGGACAACCACATCTCGAAGGGTGACCTTTCATCTCAATCGTTTTCGGTGATAAACAAATACTTTGATTGTCAACCAAATGTATACATCGCATACCCCGAAGTCACAGAGGGTTATACACAACGGTTGATAAGAGACTTCAATGTAAATACGGTCACCTCAAACAAACCATATGTGATAGGAGATGAGACCTATAGGGTTACCGCACCTGATGGAGTTTCATTTGACGCTGTTATATTGGCTGGTATTGATATCAACGAGGGTGAGACATTCAGTGCATCAGACTTGAAGAATGACTTTACCGAAGTGTCAGCGATTCTTTCAGATTTTGATTTGATTGATATGTTCGCTGATGATGATAACAACAAAGCAAAGATTTATGCTGGGGAAGAACCTCTATCAAGAGATGACAGAATTACTGGTGTCGAGAAAAATATAGATGAAATCATAAACACTATAAATACAATCACGATAAGATTTTCATCACAAAACGATACCATCGCTAATGTGATGTCAAGGTTTTCATCTTTGGTAAAAAGGTTTGTAAAGGTTTACTAATGTTATCGTTTAATGAATTCCAATATATCGAAGAGGGTGTTAACGACCCTGCAATCTTCAAAGCAGTATTCCTTGCGGGTGGGCCTGGGTCTGGTAAATCATTCATCGTAGGTAAGACTGGTCTTCCGCAACTTGGTTTCCGTGTTGTCAACTCTGACGATGCGTTTGAGGTCATGATGAAGAAGGCGGGTAAAGCAATGACCTCTGACGAGATTTTCTCTGATGAAGGTCAGGCAATTCGTGGTAGAGCAAAAGCGCAGACCAGACTGAAACAAGACATATACATGAAGGGTCGCCTTGGTTTAGTTATTGATGGAACTGGTAAAGATGTAAATAAAATCATCAAACAAGCAAAAGAGCTTCAAGACTTAGGGTATGACACTAAGATGATTCTCGTGAATACCGATATTGAAACCGCAATCAAAAGAGACGCACAGAGGTCACGTTCACTTGGTAAGAAGAAAGTTACCGAATACTGGAACACCGTTCAGAAGAATATTGGTGCGTTACAAACTGTTTTTGGTAAGAAAAACTTTATGATAGTAGATAACTCAGAGGGTAAAGACTATCAGAAAGAAACTCTTCGTGCTTATCGTGATGTGAAGAAGTTTATTAACAAAGCCCCTGAGAACCCACTCGCGAAGAAGTGGATTAAACAAGAGAAAGAGAAGCGAGGTATTACTCGCTAATCTTTTCTTCGAGTTCTGCCACTCGTCTCTCTAAGTCTTCGATACGTTCTTTGTCGGTCAACATGACCTCACGGGACTCACGAATCTTCCGACCCATATAATCCCAATAACCTTCACGTTTCATAACCAACTCTTCCTAGTCGGTGAAGAAGACTCGCAATCTTACGAGACTCTTCCTCATCCAAACTATTACCATAGTTATGCATATACACTTGTAGCGCTTTGCGGATTGTCGCATAGTCATCTGGAGCAAAGACTGCACGAGGTCTTGAATTGTCCGACATTAGTTTGCACGTTCCCAATACTGAATACCTTCAGCGACAATAAGAAAGACACCAGCCACAACACCGATTACCGAAAATTCTACGATGTTGACACCAACCAGTGCGCCACCTAAACACACACCAACCATATTAGATGTTGATGTATTGAAGAATGCTTTTACTTTATTCATATCTTAATCCTCGATGTAAACGATTTCAGAATTCTGAACAACGACCAACTTGTCACCTTCGACAAAGTTGTTGACACGCTTGTAGTAAGCGATGTCGGTTTCAGACAGACGGTCAAGAGAGAACCCCTCGTTCAGTTTGAACAGACGATAGTTGTTATCGTCAGGGGAAATTTCAGGATGAACTTCCCGAAGGATTTGTTCGACAGTTACGGTTTCACTCATTATATGCTCCATGTTTGGTGAACGCACAGGGACTTGAACCCCGAACCTACAGCTTAGAAGGCTGTTGCTCTATCCAGTTGAGCTATGCGTCCGATTGTTTTTATATAATAACACAATCGGTTGTCAAAGTCAAGAGGTTTTTTTAGTTATGACGTTTATTTTTACATTATCTGGAACAGGAAACTTGATATCACTATGGTTATGATACAGATGGAAAGTGACATTCTTGAACTCGTTGAACATACCAATCCACACATGCCTCCAATTATCATTCAGTCGAACAGTGTTTGATGTTGAACGGTCTGATTCTAATAATAAGTCCGTGAAACTCTCTAGGTTCATTTCAAAAATACTGTCAAACCCATAGATGTGAACCTCAGTTGCCCTCATCTTTTTACAGGCATAGTGAACCGCAAAGTGACCACAGTTGAAGTTAGTCGCCGCCTGACCTTTACTTTGACCTTCTCGTGCTGCATACTCAGGAACTTCGAGGTGAAAACCCTTGATGAGATGTGAGTATTTCATGTAGAATGTTCCACTTTGTTCCATCCAAATCTTTGGGCGGTTACCAAGAACCCAGTCATACATGTCAAGTTGGATGTGACCTTCTTGTAGTGCCATCATCATCTTGAAGTCAACCATACAGGTTGCCCAGACTTCCTTTCGAGGAATTGCAAACGGTGGCATATTACATACTAGTAGTTTACCTTTCGTCCCTCTTTGGAACATACCAGCACTAGGGCCATTACCTAATACATTAACTCTCATTCGTAGTCTCCATATCCGAACATCTCAATCTCATCACTATACTTCTCTGCAATCCATTTCTTCATGTGTGGTTGAATCAAATCGTTACTGTTTCTGATTCCCATCAGGTGCTTAAAACTTTTGTTTCTATGAATACCTAAGTCGAGTTCGAACCCCAGATAATCATTTAGAATATGTATATCGTTTTTTAAGTTCTCAAACTTCATAACCGTGTCTGTTTCTTTGACCCATGTTGATAACGGGTGAACGAAGATGTGAGGCCATTGTTTATCATGTTCGTCCTTCAACCAGTATTCAAAGTTGAAGTCATTCAGATAGTCTCCGTCTTTCTCCCATACAGGGCCTTCCTTCATCACCCGATATAGAAACGCACCCATCAATCTATCCCACGGGTTTCGTATCACCGCAAAGATTTTGTAATCACACCATCTCCCATCACGTTTCTCAAGAAGATACCTCTCAAGGTGATGGGGATACTGTGCGAGGTCATGGTTCTCCCGATGCGTTATCTTCTTAGAATGGAATGCAGGAGACCCGTCATTCTCACCCTTGAGTCTTTGTATTTCTTGTGCGACTGCCTTACCTCTACCGATATGATAGTCGTTACCAAGAGTTCTTTCCAATTCACTCCCGATAGTTGTTCCAGCAGATTTGGGAACATGAATGAACCCTATTTCTTTACTCGATGAGAGAAACATGTTTCCTATTCTCTAGGTGTTGTTCTTCAATCGCATCTTTGGACTGACCCATGTAACGAACCGCATGGTGCTTCTCAATCATATAATCATTGATTGATTGGTCTGCGTAGTTTGTGGTTCTCCACAACTCACCCAGAATACGACCAAACTTACCCTTACCGTCTTTATGTGTTTTCAAAACAATACCACCTTCATCATCCAACAAACCAGTCAGAAAGTCTTTTGCGGCAAGACCATATTTCTTTTCTTCAAGGTCGCGAGTTCTCGATTCAGGAGTATCGATACCATACATTCGAATACGTTGTTTACGCATCCACACACCAAAGCCGAGGTCGATATCAACGTCAACTGTGTCGCCGTCAATAATCTTCACGACATTACATCTATATTCATACATTCATTTGTTTCCTTATTGCTTGATTGCCTTTTTCACCAGTGTGGTGAACAATTAGTGGTTTCTTCACCGCGATACCATCTTGATAGTCGATACGCAATGTGTTATATGTGTGAGGTAATGGATTTATATATGCAAGTTTTTTCAACTCATCTCCACCCATCATGAAGTAGAGAACCTCTTGGTCACCTTGCACAGGATTACGAACACAGTTACTTGCCCAGTCCCCAAGTATTGTAGGTGTTCCCTCAATCAAAACAACACCAGAATTATACCATTTACCCATCTCATTTCTTCGGGCAGTCCACGGTCTATCCTCTACCATACCAAGTTTGTTTGGTTCAGACAGGTCAAAGATATGTTCTATATTCCCCTTGATTTCACAATCAGTGTCAAGCCAACAAACCTTGTCAACATCTCTGAGACGTGAGGTTGTCAGTATTGCACGAGGTTTTTTGAACCAACCCTTTTCCTGTGATTTGATGGGAATGGTATGATACATGGATATATGACTCAACATCTCTTCGGACATACCAAAGTCAGCTATGATAAGTCGTCCAGTGTTATGTCGTTCAAAGTTATGAATGAACCACGGGAGTTGCCACTCCGTGTTGATATCGCAACCAGTTAGAAATACTTCACGCATCGATAATCTTATACCCCGTCTTCCAGCTATGTTTTGCATGACAACCTTCTTCTACCTGAATCGTGGTAAAACTATCTTTCGCCTCTGCACAGAATGGATAGTATTCCTGTAACCACGGAAAAGTATCTAGGTTCAGATACACATCAGTTGGTTTTGCGAACTTGGGTGCAGCCTCTACGAGTTTCTTCGCGCCTGCGGGTGTGACCATATATGCGTGTGCGCCTGGGAAGTATCGTTTGGTGGTCAGAGTATTTACACCTAAATTCTGTGGAATGTTGAATCGTCCGTATGATGGCGCACCGATGTTCATCGCATACTGAAATGGTTGGGTTGGGAGGGGTGCAGTGATGACCGCATCGTGTTCAAAGATTGCATAGGTCTCTTTACCTGACGCACATTCTTTCCATAACGAATAGTGTGACAGGAATGCAGAGATACAATTCAGATTGCGAGAGTATCTCTCGTCAAATGCGCTTGGTGGAATACGTTCGTTTTCAAGTAGTTCGAGTGGTTCATCATTGGGTGTGATAGCACGAAACCATTCTACTGTCACACCATGTTTCTTACCTGATGCGATACAACGTTCCGCAACATCGATACTCGATGGGTTATTGATTAGTGTAATTACTTTTGCCTTCATGACGTTGTGGTTGAGACCAACCCCCTCTGAATAGTTGTGTAGTAAGGATAGACCACTTGCATCCACGGAAAGAACTGTCTGTTCATGATTGCATCATTGGGCCACATTCCTATATCCTTCACCATCTTCAATACTTTCTTTGCACCTTTTGGTGTAATTATATATGCAGAATTTCCAGCGAGTCCGTGAGGGTGGTTATCCTCAAGGTCTGGAACTGGTTGTAACCCCATACGCGAACTGACCTTCGAATGAAACAGACTTGCCTTTCGAGTTGCACCACGAGGGTCATTGAGTCCTACTATACCACCTTTGAACCCATCTGTCAAGTCTGAAAATCTAAACTTGCGAGTGAAGAGTGCATCATGTTCCAGAATCATAATTGGTTCGTCAAGGTCGATTGACTTCTGCCATAGACGCATATGACTTACCATACAAGCAATACGATTCTGTAGGTCTGCGGTCTGATAGTGTTGAAGGTATAGTCCTGTCGCCATGTCCATGCGGTCTTGACTTGAATTGGTGGGGAATGTCCAGTCGAGTTTCATCCACATATCTTCTTCGAGTGACTCAGGTGTGGTCGCACGAAAGATTATCGGTTCAAGGTCTGAACCTGTGTCATCGATAGACTTGACCACGCGATTAGAAGCATCACGCGAGTCACGGTCATCAAGAAGAGTGATTATGTAAGCTTGCATCGACATCAGTTATGGTTTCCCAAAATTCATTTAGATACGCACCACCGACATAGGAACGATGCCACAAATCATTTGGTTCGGATAGGACTTGATACCATCCTTCTTCCGCACCTTTTAATTTCTTATCCTTATATAGTTCATCAACTAAATCACAATTCCATAATTGATACGGATGAATAATTAACGCATCATTTATGTAAAATATCGCCTTGTCTTGCATATCGTTGAGTTGATTATAATATCTTTTTTTACCTCTGAGAATATTCAATGTATTGAACCCTATTGGAATATCTTCTTCGTAGGATTGTTTGATGTGCGAAGACCAGTCAATTTGGTCGGATACAACTGTATCAAACCTTGTTCTGATTACAATATCACACTTCGGAATATTCTTCATCATGTGATTGTGAATAAGTATTTGTTTATTCCAGTGGACTGCCTTACGTTTGAAGTCTAGAAGTGAATTGTGAAAGTCACCTCTTTTGATGTCTTCGTCAGGCACGGTGAAAAAATATCTACGTTCCAAACTCTCACCATCTCCATATGGCTCTGTATCGAGGACAGGATGATATGTAAACTCTGGTTCTTCCATCTTAAAGGTTGAGTCATGGTCACAATCAGTATAGGTCATTGTGTAGTAATTGTCATGAGGAATAATTTCACGCATTCTTTCTGTGAAATCAATATCAGTCCACTTACCCGATACACACAATGAAACATTTATCGACACAGGTAAGTCTCCAAGTCTTCGGGTGTTCCCAGACCCCACATAGTATCAGCCTCATAGGTGTGTATCTGTTTACCATCTTTGATTGCGATGTTAAACACAGGACAAACATAGAATTCATTATTTACACGAATATCATGGTAAATCATATCTTCGGCATAGGTCACATAATCCTTACCACGTTTCCAATAGTAGAACCCAACAGTTGCATTGTCACTGATAGGGTTCTTCTCTGCGACCTCTACAACCATTCCCACACCGTCAGTCTTCGCATATGACCACTTGGGATGAGTTGACTTAAAGGTAACGATGCCCCCGTGCGCTTTCTTTTCATTCATCTTA